TTCAAGATCACTTTTACCGACACCAACCCCGCCACCTGGACTTTCTACGGCTATGTCACGCACTTCAGCGTGCAAGGCGGTGTGGATGCGGTGGTGCAGGCCTCCGTGACCATCGAGATCGATGGTGACATCACCGAGGCTTAAGGAGACAGACCCATGTTGACCCGTGAACAAATCCTCCAATCCGACGATCTGCCCCGTGAAACCGTGCCCGTGCCCGAGTGGGGCGGCGAGGTGCAGGTGAGAACCATGACCGGTACCGACCGCGATGCCTTCGAAGCCAGCTTGATTGGCAAGGAAGGCCGACTGGAAAACGTTCGTGCCCGCCTGGTCTCGCTCACCCTGTGCGACGAGAGCGGCAGTCGCCTTTTCAGCGATGGCGACATCGCAGCTCTCGGCGGCAAGAGTGCCAAGGCACTGGACCGGGTGTTTGCCGTGTCTCAGCGCTTGAACGGCATTGGCGCCGATCAGGTGGATGCCGCAAAAAACGCCTGATCGCCCATCCCTCGCGGCGCTTTGTGTTCCGGCTGGCGCTGGCTTTGGGCCTGCCGGTTCGGGAGATGCTCGCATCGATGGGCTCGGATGAGCTGACCGAGTGGATGGCGTACTACCAGCTCGAGCCCTTCGGGGACTACCGGGCTGATTACAGATCGGGTGTGGTGGCCTCCACGTTTGCCAATGCCCACAGGGCCAAGGATGCGGTGCCGTTCAAGCCAGAGGACTTCATGCCTTTCCTGGACAAACCCCAGTCGACCCAAACCCAAGATGAAACCCAGCTCAATGTGGCCCGATTCAAGGCCATGTTCGCTCACAAAGTTCTGAAATATGGCTGATATCGGCTCCCTGGTCGTCAAACTTGCCGCAGAAACGGCCGATTTCCGGGAAGACCTGGGCAAGAGTGCGCTGCTACTGGAGCGCCACGCCGAATCCATGCGTGGTTCCCTGGAGAAGGTCGCCGAAGTCGCCAAGACCACCTTTGCCATCGCCATCGGCGTGGAATCGGTGGGCGCGCTCAAAGAGCTGGTCATGCACACGCTCGAAACCGTGGCCGCCCTGCAGGATCTGGCCGAACAGACCGGGGCGAGCGCCACGGCCCTGTCCGGCTTTGCGCCGGTGGCCACCATCTCAGGCGTGGCCATGGAGCAGATCGGCGTGGGCCTAACCAAGCTCTCCAAGGGGCTGGCAGGTGTCGACGATGAGACCAAAGGTGCCTCACAGGCCCTGCAGTTCCTGGGCGTGAAAGCCAAAGATGCGGGCGGCAACCTGCGCGATCCGGCCGAAGTCATGAACGACATTGCCCTAAAACTGTCCAACTTCGAGGACGGAGCGGGCAAGACGGCCATTGCGCTCGAACTGTTCGGCAAGTCCGGTGCTGGCTTGCTGCCTTTCCTAAAGGACCTGGCCGCCAACCAGGACCTGAACATCCGGCTCACCGAAGCCGAAATCGAGTCGGCCGAGAAAGCCTCCAAGGCCATGGGCCGGATGCGGGCCGAGCACAACTTCGTGGCCCAGACCATCGTGACGGCGGCGCTGCCTGCGCTGGAAGAACTGGTCACCGACCTCAAAGCCGTGATGCTGGGCACGCACAACACCGCTGATGCTATGGTCAAACTGCGCGACGATGGCACGCTCAAGACCTGGGCGCAGGACACGGCCTACGGCATTGCCATCGTGATCGATGCGCTGCGCGGGGTGATCCAGATGGCCAAGGCGGTCATGGGTAGCTTCGAGGCGGTCTGGGCCGACATCGAATTGCTAGGTACGCTCCTCGCCGGTGGCAAGGGGCTGAACCCGTTCTCCGAGGAGAACCAGGCCACCCTCAAGACCGCATTGGAAAAACGCAATGCGATCGTCGAGAAGGCCAACCAGGCCTATGTCGACCTGTGGAAGATGCCGCTGCTGACCGACGCGGTCAAGGAACGGTTCGATGCCATCAATCGGGGCGAAACTGAAGCAGCCGGAGAGGCGGCCAAGCCCAAACTGAACTACAACTCGGCCACGGGCGCGCTCACCGCAGCGGCCATGGCCAAGATCGAAAGTGACATCAAGCAGCTGCAAGGTCTCACCGATGTAGAGACAGGACTCCTCAAGGACCGGCAAAAGATCATCGACCTGTACGAGGGGCAGGGCTACATCAGCTATCGTGAAGCCAGCGAGGCTCGGCTGAGCGCCCAGCAGGAATTCACGGATCGCCTGGGCGAGCTGTATGCGCAGGAAGAGTCGATCCTGAAACGGGGCCTGGCCACCGTGGCCAAGACCACCCAGGACAAATTGAAGCTCCAGGACAAGCTCTCGGAGATCACGATGCGCCGGGAGAAGCTCGAGCGCGAGGCCCAGCAGTCCAACCTGGAGCGTGAGATCAAGCTGCCCGGCGAAACGCTCAAGGATCTGCAGGAGCAGGTGGCCAGGAGCCAGGGCCAGTTGCGCGCGACCGAAGAGCAGATCAAGGTCCTGCGCGAGACCGGTTCGATCAGTGAGATCGACGACTTGCGGCGTCTGTCCGCTGCCCGCAAGTCCAGTGCGGATGAGCTGGCTGACTTTGCGGCCAAGGCCCGGGAGATGGTGGAAGCCACCCCAGGCAATGACAAGCTGGCCGAATCCTTCCGGCGCATCGAAGAGGCTGCCCGTCAGGCAGCCGATGGCGCGAAGCTACTGGGCCAACGGGCTCTTGAGTTGTCAGACCCAGGCGCAGGTTTTGCCAAGGCGCTGCGCACCCTCGGTGAAGAGACCGAGCAGGTGGGCAAGCAGATGGAGGCGGTGACCACCAAGGCCTTCAACGGCATGACCGATGCGCTCACCAATTTCGTGATGACGGGCAAGCTCGACTTCAAGTCATTGGCCACCTCCATCATCTCTGACCTGATCCGCATCCAGATCCAGCGCGCAGTCACGCTGCCCATGGCCAAAGCACTCGGCAGTCTGTTTGGATTTGCCGATGGCGGGGTCATGACTTCGTCAGGGCCCTTGCCACTGCGGGCGTACGCCAGTGGCGGGGTGGCCACCACACCGCAGCTCGCGGTCTTTGGTGAGGGCTCCATGGCCGAGGCCTATGTGCCGCTGCCTGATGGCCGCTCCATCCCCGTGACCATGAACCAGTCCTCATCCGGTGGCGGGGATGTCTTCAACGTCTCGGTCAATGTGGTCGAGGGCGGGGTGACCACCAACGCGGGCGAAGGTAAGGAACTGGGCCGGGCGATCTCGAGCGCGGTGCGCCAGGAGCTGCTCAACCAGAAGCGTGCTGGGGGTCTGCTGGATCCCCGTAGGCAGTGATGTATTGAAAGACTCGCATGGCGACATTCACCTGGATCGCTTCGATCGGGGCGTCCCTCACCGTCAAACCCAATGTCCGCAAGGTCTCCTTTGGCGATGGCTACGAGCAGCGCCTGGCCTATGGCATCAACACCCAGCCCGAGGTCTGGTCGCTGGAGTTCCGGGGCAAGTCCACGGCAGAGGCTGCTGCGATCGACAACTTTCTGCGCGCACGGGGCTCGGTGCAGTCCTTTGACTGGACCACGCCGAGCGGCATTGTGGGCAAGTTCCTCTGTGAGGAATGGAGCCGAAGCATCGAAGAACCCAATCTGGAAAACATCCACGCCACTTTCCGGCAGGTGTTTGATCTGTCATGACCAGCCAAGCGATCACCTCAGAAATTCAGAAGCTTGCCCCGAGTGCTGTCATTGAGCTCTTCGTGCTGGACCTGAACCTGTTCAATGAGGGCGTGGTACGGTTTCATGCAGGCACCAACGAACTGCGCCGTCAGGTGGTCTGGCAGGGCAACACCTACGAGCCGTTTCCGATTCAGGCCGAAGGCTTTGAGTTCAACGGCAACGGACAGGTGCCGCGCCCCAAGCTCAAGGTGGCCAACGTCACGGGCAGCATCACCGCGCTCATCCTGTCCTACCAGGACTTGGTGGGGGCCAAGGTCACGCGCAAGCGCACGCTTTTGAAGTACCTGGATGCGGTGAACTTTGCCTCTGGTGCCAACCCCACGGCCGATCCTTCAGCCGAGTTTGCCGACGATGTGTATTTCATTGACCGCAAATCGCGTGAAACCCGCGATGTGGTCGAGTTCGAACTGGCCGCAGCCTTTGATCTGGAAGGGGTGTCATTGCCCCGTCGCCAGATCGTGCAGAACGTCTGCCCCTGGGTCTACCGTGGGTCGGAGTGCGGCTACACCGGTACCGCGTACTTCAATGCCAACGATGAAACGGTGAGCTCACGAGCGCAGGACGCTTGTGGCAAACGCCTGGTGTCTTGCCAAAAGCGCTTTGGCGAGAACGCCGAGCTGCCCTTTGGCGGGTTTCCCGCAGCGGGGTTGATCCGGTGATGCAAGGGACCAATCAGACGC